TGCTATGGAACCATACAAGTTAATGTGCTCGCCAAATGAGACCAATGAAGTATATCAGTATAACCAACGATTTACAGTTTCTGCACCCCATGGGGGGTGGGATGTTGTACGGGAAGACCTAACATTTGATGGATATGTGCCTACAAAGGAATACACATCTATGTTTGGTCCTGTCTTTGATTACGAAGGCTTCCGTTATGCAGTAGATTGTGTAGGGTTAATTGGTGCTGTTCGAAGGATTACTGCCATCAGGAATCCAGGAACAAATATTCATTGGGAGCTAAAGCGAAATCAAGACTCTCTGATAGAAAGGAGACCAGAAATACTAGCCTCCATTATGGAGATGTATTATGAACAAGTTGTACATAAGTTAGCTCAAGTACAGCCTGATGATGCTAAACCAGCTTATCAGGCTAATGTGCACGCGAAGCGTGCTCTTCGAGTAGAAACTTATAACGATGAAGTTCAGAATGGTCGCCTTGATAACGGACAGCCAACTAGCGTTAGTTATGTAGCTAAACCAGGTGAGACGCTCGCGTACGGTAAGTATTTGCGAGCGGTGGGAGATTTGGGACCAGTAGCCGCGATGAGATCGGGCTACATCTTGGATCTTGTCAAAAAGGCCTTTCTTGGCCCACGGGTTATTAGAGCCGGCGTTCAGCTTGAATTTGTCGGTTCCCCACAAGGTGCACTTCTTGCATCTGTGTTTGGAAAGTTAATTAATCCAATATTGGGTTATTTTCCGTACTTTTCAGATGATGGGAATTTCTCGTGGCGGTGTATAGATGGGGTGGTATATGGATGCACTGACGTTAAGAAGTGCGACGGGTCCAATTTTGCTACTCCCTTTTTAATTCTGAAGAGAATTATGTCCAGCAACTCCGCTTTGCAAAAGGACATCGATCTTACTTTTGAACAGTGTCAATTGCCTTTTACAGTACGTAATCCTGCCAACAAAAGGCAGGTCGTGTGGTTCACGCCACATGATTATGTTCTGTATTCTGGGTCTGTATTGACTACTATGATAAATAATATCGCAAATTGTTTAATCTTTACATCACTGGTTTTGATGATAGGTGAAAGGGACGTGACCAAAGCAGAGTTTATTGCACTGTTGCCACTTGCGGCATATGATGTAGGCTATATAGTCCGAATGGAAGTAGCCGAATGTCCTGAGGATCTAATGCTCCTCAAGTATTCTTGCTCTGTTGTTGATCACGAGGTGGTTCCATGGGTTGGTATTGGCGTATGGTTGAAAGGTTTCGGACAGTATGTCGGAGACCTTCCGGGCAAAGCCAAAATCCCGTATGTCAAACGGGCTAAATTGTTTAATAGTGATGTCGTAAAGAGTAGGGTACATTGGGGAAACCATTCTATACATGATGCGTTCAAGACGCACTTGGTGGATGATACCTTAGTTGAACTACCTGTCGCGTCCGACGGCAATTCGGTAACCCGGATCCCACTAAGTAGTATTGCCAGGCGTTACAAACTGAGTGAAGCAAGCTTGATCCACTTGTGTAGCTACATTTGTGATGCAGGAGTAGGTTCTATGGTAAGTAGTCCGGCAATCAACCGGATTATGAATGTCGATTATGGTTTCGACGAGGAACGACTCCACCCATCAGCCCCCCCCGGCTGCGCATGATAGATCA